TAAAAAATTTAAACCTAAACCAGACGAAAAGCTCGGACTTATCGTAGATGTGCCTGATGGCCAGTTCGAGAAAGCTTTTAGAAAGTTTAGAAACAAAGTCCAAGATTCAGGCCTTTTAGAAGAGATACGTGATCGCATGGAGTATGAAAAGCCATGCATATCTCGCAAGAAAGCAAAGAACCAAGCTCGTAAGAGATGGCTTAAAAAGGTAGCATCAACAAAACTTCCACCCAAATTATATTAAGGAGAAACTGATGGGAAATCGTGATAAGAAAAAGGAATCAAAAGGACGTCCTAAAAAAGATAAGTTACCAAAATAATGGCTGCAAAGAACGACATTACTGGAGATAGCATCTTATCAAAGACTGCTTCAAAAGAATTCGATAAGAACTTTGATGCTATAGATTGGTCAGTTAAGTTAGAGACTCCACAGGATGGAGATCAAAGACTTAATAATTTAGGACAACTTGAACGTTATTATGGAGGACAGTGGAATGCAACAGGACAAAAAGAAACGACCTGAATTACCAAGAGTTGATGTACAAAAAGCTGTAGAAGCTTTTGAAGGTAAGAGATACTTGTTAATCTTAGAAGCGGCTCGTAGAGCTCGTGAGATTACAAAGAGACGAGACTTCATTGATCGTAAAGCTGAGAAGCTTAATTATTATGGTTATAAACCTATAAATGCAGCATTACAGGATATAATCGATGAGTACCAAACAGGATTATAAGTACACTCAACAAGAGTGGGATAAGATGGTAGGTTGGGGTAAAGTTCCTGAGGACCGTGAAGTTAAACCCGAACCACAAAAAGAAAAAGACTCAGCCAAAACGGCTGAATAGGTATATACTGACGTATGTCAAGCGGCATATAAATTTTCGAGCGCGTTTCTATAAATAATTATAGAAAACAACGAAGGAGATTTAAATGAAAACATTAGTATTACTTGTAACTTTATTTTTTGGTATGGCTGCACATGCAGCTGATGCTGAAATAAAAAACAATCAGCAAGTTTCTAGAAGACCATATGCTCAAGCTCCAGCTCCAAAGGCTGAAACATTTGAAGGTGATGTGGTTAGTAAAGAAGAAGAAGCTACTGAAGAGAAACATAAGACTCTACGCTTGCATCAATTGGGTCGCAGACCATACGCAGAAAAGAATACAGACTAAGTATATTTAGGGTTTTGTGAGGTTCCCTCCTAATAAAATAACCTCACGTGTTGTATAAATAGTATTGCCTATGCCTTCGGGGTAGGTATTTTGTTAAACTCGCTTAAATAAGGAGAAAATATATGCGAACAACAAACGTTTCATTTGGCCCTATCTGGCCACAATCTATTGGCTTTGAGAGTGTACTAAAAGAGATCGACGATCTTCTTGCAGCACCACTCAATAACCAAACCTTCCCACCTCATAACATTATTAAGCTAGACGATTACCAATACATCGTTGAATTGGCTATTGCTGGTTTTAATAAACAAGAGGTAACTATAACCCTTAAAGATGGACTACTTGAGATCAAAGGTCAAAAGAACCCTGATGATACTGAAGTTCAATACTTACACAAGGGAATCGGTACAAGATCATTCATCAAAACTATCAGGCTTGCTGACACCGTTGAGGTAAGAGGCGCTGAGTTCAAAGATGGTATCTTGCGTATTGGTCTTGAAAATGTTATCCCAGAATCCAAGAAACCTCGTAATATCGAGATTGGTGATGAGCTAGCATTAATCACAAAACCAAAAGAACTACTGGTTGAAAATAATAGTTAAAAGGTAGGGGAGAGCAATCTCCCCTCATAAATATATGATGAAGAATGAATTGACAAAAGATTTAGTATCCTATCCGTTTTTACGGAGAGGAAACTATCAACTGAAGGTTTCAGTACTTAAAAACATGAGTGTCGTGGTCGTAGGTAATCATCTAATGGACATTGATAAATTTTTTGTGAAACACTTTGGTAATTTAGAGCAAGCAGCAGATTTTATTGAATTTACATTATTAAAGGATGAATACGGTGGACACTAAACTATTACTAATCAAATTAACAAGCAGCGAAGAGATCCTCTGTACTCAGATCTCATCAGGTGAAGGCGCTATGGTCATTAAAGACGCAGTCTTATTGATCTATAGACAAGCAAAAGAAGGAGCAATGTCAGTTGGCTTTGCACCATTCATGCCTTATGCTGACTGTACAATCTCATTAAACCACACAGCAATTGCTGCAAATGGTTACCCAAAACAAGACTTAGCAGACGAATACAATAGGATCTTTGGTTCTGGTATCGTTATTGCTGGTGCAAATGACGCAGCATTTAAAGCAAAATAAATTGTACTTTTAATCCCATTTGGGATATAATTATATTATGAAATCAGTTCCAGACTTCATTGAAGGTCATAAGCCTTCTAATGATATATTGATCTTAGGCCAATGTCCCTCCTCTAAAACTAAACCGTTTAAGAATGGGACATTTGCACGTCTGAGCAAATGGTTAGAAGCTGTAGATGTACATACATTTGCATTTCATAACGTGATACCTGATAAGATTAATAGTTATGATATTAAAGACGTGCAGTATAAGAAACTATACACTGTAACACATGGTCGAAAGAAGATCATCGCATTAGGCGGGTTTGTAGAACGTGTATGTAAGAAGTATAACATACCACATTATAAGATAGATCATCCTTCTCCGAGGAATCGTAACTTAAATGACCCTAAATATGAAGAGCAGATGTTAAAACGACTAAGAGATTACCTCAATGATTGAAACAACTCAGTATTACGATGAGTACATAAGATACTTTAACCTTGCAAAAGAACAGCAAGAAAAGTGTAACGTATCTCTTGAACCGCCATATGGTATGATACCGCATGCAGAGTCAGACATGAATGATGATCTACTTCATTACGTTGAACTATATGATGTAGTAGAACGTAAGTATGCAGGTTTCTCACAGATCGTTAATGATTGCTTTTATGGTTGGACTGAACAGCATCCATATTGGAAAAAGATGGAAGCTGGTAAGATCACTCGTCAACGTGATACGATAGCGAAGAACTGGACAGGAAAACACTCAGACTTTAAGTTACCCGAATGGCTGTACATTTTTATCCTCCATCGTGTATGCGGTTCTGCGATCAACTATTCTACAAAACCAAGTGGGTACCACAATACCATACTATTTGGATTACACAACTGTAAGACTATTGAAGACATGGTCGAGATGGTGAATAACTATCCATCATCGTTCTATACTTCTGTTGGATACCAGTTCCCTGCATTCCCTAAACCTCCCGCAGATTCAAGATATAAAAAAGGTGGAGACTATTACCTATCAGAGTATGCACCACGATTAGCAAGAGATCTCGCAGAGTATTTGGAATCTGGTGGACAGAGATCATTGCGAGAGATTGGTTCGTTCATGTTGGATTGGAACGTTAAGAACGGTTTAAGACAGTATCACTTCCAATATGCAGCAGTAGTTGCAGACGTGGCTGATTGGTATCCTCAGTATGTAGATAAGACATCACCGTTCTACTACGGTACAAACGCAGTAGAGTGTATATCATACCTTGCTAAGCCTACATCTAAGATGAAGCAAGAAGAATTCTTAGATCAAGTCATGATGAAGATCTATGAAGATACTAAAGCATACCCGTACAATGCAGAAGACGTATGTTGTGACTTCATACGTTGGGTAGAGAACTATGTCCGTCCAGGATCCGACTATGATCACTTAGATTTTGATGATGTGTGGTCATCATGTAGGATTAAAGATCATCCATTTGGTAGACAGAAAGCAATGCTACAACTTGGATTAGTAGATACATTTAATAGTATGACAGCTCATCCATCAGATGATGCTATCATTAAAGCAAACAACATGACAGTTGAACAATATAAGGAACTATGCAAAACACTCTAACACGGTTTATCGATAACGTAGAATATAAGAACATCACTTATAAAGGTACAAGTTCTGTCGTATTAAAAGATGGAAAGCCTACAGAATCGTGGATGAAGGATTGGCCACTTGATAAACGTCTTGATAAGTTCTTTGAGTTCTGTCAAGAGTTTGATCTTAGACGCGATCAACTATTAGCAGAAGACTATCAGATCTTCTCACACCGTTTACATTGGCATGAACACCCATTCTGTGATATCATGAAGAAGGTCACAGACCCTAAACTTAGGTTATGGTATACACTAACGTTCTCATTTAGTAACGAACACTGGGGTACACTAACACGATTGATGTATCAAGGTCCAGAGAATCTAAGAGAACACTTTAAAGAGAATAGACATGCACGTAACGACTTGTTCCAAATCTATTATCCTAAGAATACATTAGTTAAAGATTGGTTGATCGATGGTCCTAAGAAAGCTGCTGAAGACATGTGGGAGTTTCTCGATAAACACCGCAATAGATTAGGTAGACCATACACGATGATGGAGTATGCAAAGCTATTAGAGAAGTACTTCAAAGAGAAACAAAACTTTAGAAGCCCATTGTATCCATGCAAGAACACTGCACGATACATGGCTATGGCATATCCAGACATCGTAGATCCAGAATCAGTATTGTTTGGTGGTACAGGACACTTTGACGGTATGCATCAGATATTTGGTGTAAACCTTAATGGTAAAGTACAGTATGACATAGATCCTGATGGTCAGTTCATACCAAGAAACAAGAACGGTGAATTATGGCTTGCACAGATGTATCAGCTAAGAGATGATCCACGCAATCCAATGAGAGAACAAAAGATGTTGAACATAGAAGACAAGACATGCTTCTTTTATAAACACATCGCTATCTCACATGGTGTTAAGTCACCTACAAAACGCATACCATATAATTGGATATTCCCTGAAACATTTAGCTTGAGAAAAGAATGAATGCATATCGAATAGAAACATTTATACGTAGATTAAATAAATTAGGCATAGATGTAACCTTTGCTGCCAATTATCCTTGGATTTATTTTGATACTATCAACGGTAAAGAAGTCACAGGAACATTTCATGCTAATCATGGATGGACTGCATTTTTTAGTCCTATTGATGTACATGGCCAAGTTAAATTTAGTGATAGACGAGAAGTATTTAAAAAGGTAAGGAGTATGTTATGAGAACATACATTGAAGGTGTAAACAAAGAAGTAGGCATGATGACATGGCCACAGGCCAAAGAGTACTACTTATCTTTATGTGAAGGATGGACACCTTACAACCCAGACCCAGTGGTTATCGAACATGATGGCGTACGAGTGGTTCGAGATGACCTCATCGTTGGTACAAAGACGAGAGCAGGCGATTTACTTGCAGCCAAGATACCAAACGACACACTAGTCTATGTACAGCCAAGAGTCGGACTTGCTGGTGTATCTCTATGTGATGTAGCAAAGGTGCATGGTAAGAAGATCGTGTTGTTCATGCCATCATCAAAGAAGATATCACATCATCAAGCATGTTGTATCGAACGTGGAGCAGAGGTACACTTTGAACGTATCGCTGCGATGCCTAACTTAAACTTATATGCTAAGAAGTATGCAGAGGAGAATGGTTATGCATTCATCCCGCTTGGCTTAAAGCATGAACTAGCAACAGCAGGTATCGTGTATGCGGCATCTCGTATACCAGAACCAGATGAAGTTTATGTAGCTATAAGTACTGGTGTACTATCACGTGCACTACAGATCGCATGGCCAAATGCAAAGTTCCATTCAGTTGCAGTAGCACGTAACTTACAACAAGGTGAATTAGGCCGTGCAGAGTTTATTGATGAACCTCTTGAGTTCGCATCACCTGAAAAGCTTGAGAACTTACCACCGTTCCCAACAGTACGTACATACGACGCTAAGGTTTGGAAATATATACCTAAGAACACAGGAAGAAACATATTGATGTGGAATGTAGGAACAGATCCAGTATTAAACGATTATAGTATCATAGATAAGACAGACTCATATAGAAAATGGAAAAAAGATGAAAGTATTACTAACACAGCCACTCTCGCCAGTTTCCAATAAGATAGCATCTCATAAAGCCGCACAAGGCATAATCTACGCAGACCAATTAAGGAATGCTGGATATGATGTGACTATACACATGACTGGTAAACAGTTATTTGATTATAACGAATATGATATAGTCGCTCTCTATCATGGTAATGATTGGGGTGGATCACTCAATTTATTCGGTGGGTTAGAGAACTATGCAAATATTGAGTACATCATAGCTCTATCAAACTTCAACGGTGAAGTATGGTCACTCGTCATAGACATGCCTGATTATCATGGTATGTTATATCCACGTGTAGATAAAGCCCGTAAGGAAGGCAAGAAGCTAAACAAAGATTGGTTACAGATTGATTGGGGAAACCTAGAAGCCATACAAAAGAAAGCTCAGACACTTGATCCTAACCTTGCAAGACGATACGACAAGATCGCTATAGGTGATTCACACGCTATCTGCATGTATCGACCATTTTGGATGAATGTATCTACACCATTTAAGACACTACATGGTGCAATCAAACAAGGCTTTGATAAGTTCATACCACCTGGAGAATACTCAGAGATCGAAACATACTTTGGCAACATCGATGTACGTCATCACCTCATGAGGTTTCCAGATCCAATTCAATCTACTAAAGAGTTAGCAGCAAAGTATATCGCTGAGTGTCAACGTATCTCAGATATGTATGATGCACCTGTCACCATGTGGGAACTATTACCAATAGAGAACGAGTCTCGCGTATTACCAAAGACTGGTTACTATAAAGGTGTACCATTTACTGGGACACAAAAGGAACGAGATAACATTCGTCAGATATTCAAAGAAGAGATCATGTCTCAAGACAAGTTCCCAGTATTCTTATGGGTAGATCACATGATAAACTCTAAGGGAGAGCTAGACTTTGAGTTCATGGAGAAGCCAAAGTCTGTCCATCTATCACGGGCATCATACCCCTATTGGACTGGAGCTGACTGGAACGCTCCCAAGCCAATGCCCGGCGGCCTAGATCAATTTTTCCAATAAAATCAATAACTTACGTAAGTCTATGATTTATATAGCTTTTTAGCTATGTACATTAATTCATTAATTTAGTATAATGGTTATATAAATTGATAACGGAGAGAATATGTATAACTTACTAAATAAATTTGATAGAGACTTTGAGATAATGCTTAATAGCAGCGATTATTCCAAAGTTGAACCAGAAGCTTTTGGCCTAGATCGTAGGTCATTTGGATATGCTTACACTGATGGCTTTGACTATATCATCGTAAACAAAGTTGATGATAGGTCAGTTAAGTATTATGGTGGCTTTGAATATGTCAACGACTTCGCTCGCCAAGAGTACGGTAATTGGATCATCTATTCAAGCGAGTCGACTCGAGTGTATGACGCTTTAGAAACTTATCGTGAACTTCAAAATGAAAAGGAAGCTGCATAATGAAAAGACAAACATACTACTTCACAGTTGGAACTGAACAACACAAAGTCATCGCTGAGTCCAGAGGTCATGCGATGCAATGGATGAACCGTCAGGTCATGGACCAATTGAACAAAGGCCCCTGGGCCTGGTTAGACGGGGCAACACCTAATAGTTATGTCGCGGTTGGCGGTAACTATTTCGACTAGGCCTATGTACATTAATTCATTATTGGAGTATAATGGGTCTATATGATAATACATCCGCACATTCCTAGGCGCAAGCCTAAAAAACCTAATGCTAAGCAACGTCAGCTCAAGGCTGATTGGCAAGCCTTACTTGCCAAATACGATATCAAACCTGGTCGTAAAGTTGCTAAGTCCAAATTACCTTCGGATCCAGTTGTGGTTCGTCGCGAGACGCCTAACTATCCATCATTGAATAGTGGTGTAGGTTCGACGGCAAAAAAAGCATCACAGCAATATACTGGTGATGCAATGATAGGTATCGGTCAGCTGCATAAATCCAATGCAGTTCCTATTTTCAAAGCCGAAGATGCAATTGATATTTCAAAAATGAGGAGAAACTAAATGAAAGCTAAAAAAATATCAGTTCTTTTAGCGTCATTATTATTAGTTGTTGGGGTTTGCAAAGTGGCTCTCAACAACGTTTAAGAAGTCAGTCACTATGTTATCAGGAGGATTTGAGCCATCCACGA